CGGCTTTTTAACGATGCTGCTGTATCCAAGATTATTGTTGATAATCAATTTCAAAACCTTGAGTGCAAACTGAGAGTTGATTTTGAGATTGGTCAAGTAAGAGCCGAAGAACAATATAAATACGATATTCTTTATGCTAAATCAGAAGCAGACAATCAAAAATATCAAGAGATTATTAATATTCGAGACCAGCATATCCAGAGTTTAGAAAAGTATGTTCGCCCTTCAAATGCCCATTGGTGGGCTATTGGTGGCTTCACAGTTGGTGCAGGAGCAGCAATCGGTATTATGTATGCGATTAAACCGGGGATTCAATGACCAAAAAAGATCCGAATTATACAGTAAAAGTTGAGAAAGCAATTGCGAAGAAATATGGTGAAGAAACAATACAACACCCGAAGAGCAATTGGACAGATGAGAAAGAAAAAGAGTATTTGGCTCAACTAAAAGAAACACACAAATACTATGAAGACAAAGAAGATTTTGATCGAGAAGAAGTAAATGGGGTTTTTATTCCGAAAAAACTACTTAATAAAGAATCCGAGCGATCTTGTCCGGTCTGTAATACATACTCTTTTAAATCAAACGATGATGTCTATATGACGAAGTTTGATTGTTGTGAAAAGTGCTATATACAATGGATTGAAGGCCGGGAAGATAGATGGAAAAAAGGATGGAGACCCTCAAAATGAAATTGACCAAAGATGAGCTTAAAAAAATTATTCAAGAAGAAGTGGCCAATATAGAAGAAAGAAACCACCCAGTGCGATCAAAATATAGAGTTGCTGGCGTTGGCTCATTTGAAGACACCGATTGGTATGAAACGGGAAAATTAAGAGATCGTGAAGCAGCTATGGACGCGGCAGATGCTGAAGAATTTGAAAGGGGAGAACGCAAAAGAAGGTACGAGAAAGAAAAGGAACAAGCCAGTCAGAGAGAACTTGATCGTCAAAAGAAAGGCAAAAGAGATGCAGCTAATCGAGAAGATGAAAAACAAAAAATTAAAGGTGCTCTAAGAGGTGCCGCTAAAGCTCTTGGAATGAGATCTTCATTTAAGCCTTCAGACTATTCCACTGTAGAAATATTAGATTTTATTAACTCCAATCAAGACAATAGCGAACTTATAAACATATATCGCAACAATATCAATATTGTACCAGATAAAGATGGTATGAAAAGAATGGGACTTAAAAAAGCTATAGAATTTGTAAATGCACTTGATTCTGCTGGTGTTGATACCCTTAGTATCAACCAGTTAAAAAGAGCGATTGATAAGCGCGGCTTCTTGAAAAAAGCAGGTTCATTTTTGACCGGAAAGGGTTTCAATGAAGACATCACAAAAGAAGATATACAAAAAATGGTTCAAGAAGAACTTGAAGCCGTAACTAAAGGAAACTAAAATATGAGTTCAAACACACTAAAAATCGTACAAGGTCTTGCTCAAGCAGCAGCCAATTCGTATGACGGCTCGCATGATGAGCGATATGCTGCCGATGGAAAAGCACGAAAGATTGGTCTCAATCGTGAAGAAGGCGATCCGATTATTGATAAAAGAGTCATTGATGGGTTCAAAGTTAAATTTTCTGGTGATGCGCTGTGCATTACATACCAATCAGATATTCAACTTAAAGATATTTATGCTGGTGGATTTGAAGCCGAGATGGAAAGAAAAATTAATGATATCAAAAAATTCTTACAAAAAGAATATAAAGCCATCACGGGTGAATCAGTTAGAATAACTCCTGTAAAAGATGAAGAGATTAAAGTTCTTGCACAATCAGTTTCTCGCGTTCGCTCTTTTGTCCAAGCTTACCGGTGGTTTAAAATCTCCGGTGTTGACTCAGAACCAATCTTAACTCCTTCCGAGGACACAGTAGATAAATCAATCAGAGATTTTCTTTCTCTTAGTTCTAAAAAGAGGCCAAGCAACGACACTAGGAAATAATGTCTTTTAAGCTCTCAAAAAAGGAGATTGTAAAAGAAATCCTTAAATGCGGGAAAGATCCAGTTTACTTTACAAACAATTTTTGTAGGATCTCACACCCACTGAAAGGACTCGTTCCGTTTAAAACTTATCCGTATCAAGATGATTTATTAAACGATTATAACGACTTCCGCTTTACAGTTATACTAAAAGCCCGACAGTTGGGTATTTCAACTATTACAGCCGCATATTGTGTGTGGCTTATGTTGTTTCATCGTGATAAAAATGTTTTGGTTATCGCAACTAAATTTGCGACCGCTGCCAACTTGGTAAAGAAAGTAAAAGCCATAATGAAGAATCTGCCTCCTTGGATGCAAGTGGCTACAATTTCAATTGACAATAGAACTTCTTTTGAATTGTCGAACGGGTCTCAAATTAAAGCTGCTTCTACTTCTGGTGATGCTGGTCGTTCTGAAGCTCTTTCGCTTTTGGTAATTGATGAGGCCGCACACGTTGACGGCTTAAAAGAATTGTGGACTGGTTTATATCCCACTCTATCAACTGGTGGTCGTTGCATAGCTTTATCAACTCCGAATGGTGTTGGGAACTGGTTTCACAAAACTTATGTTGATGCTGATAATAAAGAGAATGACTTTCATCCTGTCTGCCTTCCTTGGGATGTTCACCCCGAAAGAAATCAAGAGTGGTTTGAGAAAGAGACAAAGAATATGTCTCGGAGACAAATAGCTCAAGAGTTAGAGTGTAACTTTAATACATCAGGTGATACAGTTATTCACCCTGATGATATTGCTTGGTTGAACCAAACAATCAGAGAACCAGTTTATAGAACAGGGTATGATAGGAATTTTTGGATTTGGGAGAAGTTTGAAGAAGGAAACACCTATCTTCTTGTTGCTGATGTTGCGAGAGGAGATGGTGCTGATAATTCTGTATTTCATGTTTTAAAATTAGAAACGATGGAAATAGTAGCAGAATATCAAGGCAAGCCAAACCTAGACATGTATGCTCAAATGCTTTTCTCGGCAGGCACAGAATACGGAAACTGCCTTTTAGTTGTTGAAAACAACGGAATTGGTATATCCATCTTGGAAAAACTAATTACTCTTGGATATTCAAATCTTTATTACTCAATTAAATCGACACATGAGTTTGTTGAATCTGTTCAAGGCGAAGCTATGGACGGAGCAATTGCTGGTTTCACAACCTCCACCAGAACTCGTCCTTTAATTGTAGCAAAGCTTGAGGAGTTTATAAGAAACAAAATGTTAAATATTTATTCATCAAGAACTTTTCATGAATTTAAAACTTTCATTTGGAAAAACGGAAAACCTCAAGCCATGCGATCTTATCATGACGACTTGGTTATGTCTTTGGCTATCGCTTGTTGGGTTAGAGATACAGCACTTCAAGTAAATGAGCGAGATGTAGAATATAAAAAAGCAATATTAAATTCTATGTATCTAAACAAAACCACAATGAATACTTCAATCAAAGGTATGAACGGATATGGTTCAGATATAAAGGAAAAACAATTAGAAGCAAAGCAACAAATGGATGATTTCGTTTGGATTTTTAAAGGATAGAAAAAATGGCATCAAGAAACAATAATCGCAACAACCCTTATAATGATGAATCAGGTTTATTTAAACAATTAACTAGATTGTTTTCCGGCCCTCTTACACAAAGACGAACCCAAACGGGTCGCCAACTTAGACGTAGGCATTTAGATATTTATTCTTCTAAGTTTAAATCAGCTTCGGGCCAACAGTTTAAAAAAACTGAATACAATCCAATGAATATAACAACCCTTAATATGATTTCAAATAGAAATCGTGCTGAGAGGTATGTTGATTTTGATCAAATGGAGTATGAACCAATTATAGCATCAGCGATCGATATCTATGCTGATGAGATGACGACTCACTCGTCTTTACAGCCAATGTTAAGAATCAAGTGCCCCAATGAAGAGATTAAATCTATATTACATTCTTTATATCATAATGTTTTGAATATTGATCACAATCTGTTTGGCTGGGCTAGAACTATGTGTAAATACGGTGATTTGTTTTTGTATTTAGATATTGATGATAAAATGGGTATTAGAAGCTGTATTGGTTTGCCGTCGCAAGAAATTGAAAGATTAGAAGGCGAAGACCCATCTAATCCAAATTATGTACAGTATCAGTGGAATAGTGCTGGCATGACCTTGGAAAACTGGCAGATGGCTCATTTTCGTATTCTTGGAAACGATAAATACTCGCCTTATGGAACCTCTGTTCTTGAGCCTGCCCGTCGTATATGGAGACAACTTACGCTTCTTGAAGATGCCATGATGGCTTATCGAATTGTAAGAAGCCCAGAGCGAAGAGTTTTTAAAATTGATGTTGGTAATATCGCACCAAACGATGTTGAACAATACATGCAGAAAGTCATGACCCAAATGAAACGACATCAAGTAGTTGATCCAAAAACAGGTCGTGTTGATCTTCGCTACAACCCTCTTTCAATTGAGGAAGATTATTTTATTCCTATTCGCGGTGGTACTTCCGGGACAGAAATCATAAACCTTCCCGGTGGACAATTTACAGGAACTGTTGAAGATGTTAAGTATTTAAGAGAAAAATTATTTGCCGCTCTCAAGGTTCCCCAATCATATCTTGTTATGGGAGATGGAGCACAAGAAGATAAAACAACTTTAGCTCAAAAAGATATTCGTTTTGCTAGAACAATTCAAAGGCTACAAAGAGTAGTTGTTTCTGAGTTAGAAAAGATTGGGATTATTCATCTTTTCACTTTAGGTTTCAGAGGCGATGATCTTTTGTCTTTTAACCTTTCTTTAAACAACCCTTCAAAGATTGCTGAACTTCAAGAGCTTGAACATTGGAAAACCAAATTTGATGTTGCTGGAGCGGCTACCGAAGGTTTCTTTTCCATGCGATGGATTGCGGAACATATGTTTGGTATCTCCGAAGACGAATTTATTAGAATGCAAAGAGAAATGTTTTATGACAGAAAGTTCATGGCTGGACTTGAAGCCGCTGGACAAGCACCAGAAGGTGCCGCTGGCGGTGGAGATCTCGACCTCGGTGGCGACGAAGGCGGTGGAGACGAACTTGATCTCGGTGGCGGTGATGAACTTGATCTCGGTGGTGACGACGCCGCTGGTGGCGATGAAGGTGCCGGTGGAGGAGACGACGATGATGTTCTTCTCGCAGCCCCCGGTAAAAGAGATGACGATAAATCCAGAGGCCCTTATAAAAAACATCAGTTAAAATATCGCAAAGGCGGCTTTTCCAAGCATATGAAAAATCAAGCCACAGGCGAGTATGGAAACACAACCAGAAGCATATTTAAAGGCAAGACAGGCTTCGGTGGATTAGATTCATTAGCCAGAGGCGTAACAGAAAATAAAACACTAGATAAAATAG